AATATTGAATTTAGACATTCTAATAATTGAATGTCTAAAGTTTTATTTTCTAATGATAAATAATATTCACTAATAAATGAACTAGTGTAACTAATCATAGTATTATTAATAATAGTTTTATTCTTTTAATTATTTTCGTTTTATTAATATATATAAAGTATAGTATTAATATTAATAAACACAATGAATATTTTATCAACTGTATTAAGTTTTTATGACGACCAAGAAAAGAATAGCTCCGCTGATTACAATGATTGCTTTAAGTTACCAATAGAATATTTAGAAGAATCAAAACTCAAACTACTTAATAATAATATAATAAGTGATTTAGAATTAAAAGTGACAAAAGAAGATGACTCTGCAAATAACCCAAGTTCTAATAATAATTCAGGTGTTTATAATTTATATTATCATGTGTTTGATCCGACAAATATTTTTGAAAAGAACATTTTAAATAGATGGTCTAATTATTATACAATTGATAAAGAGTTTTTACTAGAAAGCCAATATTTATTGAAAAATTACAAATCTATTAAAAAAGTGAATTTTGCCGATGATACTAACATAACAAAAGAAGAAGAGTTATATACTAATTGTAATAAAATTATATATGATAATGGGTTTGTTAATAATTATCAATATATTGATATTCCGCTATTAGATAAATATAATAATAACAGTATATTATTGCAATGTTTAAGTATATATAATCTCTCAAGTCCTGTATTTTCACTGTTAATTCCAATCATATTTTTATTGTTGCCATTTTTTATAATTAAATTACAGGGTTATGCTATAACTTTTGATTTATATTTTGAGCATTTAAAGAAAGTATTTGCCAATCATATTATAGGTCAGTTATTTAGTTCATTTAGCGAAACAACAGTTAGCAACAAACTTTATTTATTATTTAGTTTTGGATTTTATATTTTTCAATTGTATTTAAATTTTACAAGCTGTATCAAATATTTTAAAAATATTAAATATATAAATAATACATTGTTTGATCTAAAAGACTATATAAGTAACGCATTACATAAATATACTAATTTTTTGAAGTATTCAAAGTATTTAAATAGTTATAAATTGTTTAATGAGGAGCTAAGAAAAAATAGCACAATTTTTACCATTTATTACAATGAATTAACAAAGTTACACCCATATAAATTAAATATTTATAAACTTACCGAATTAGGACAGTTAATGAAATGTTTTTATTCTTTAAATAAAGATAAGACATTTATTACAAGCTTACATTTTTCATTTGGTTTTAATGGATATATTAAAAATATTGAAAAGTTGCAAGAATTTGTAAGTAAAAATATATTGAATTATTGTTCTTATAATAGCTCTAATACTAATCCTACAAAATTTACTAACGCATATTATGCTAATTTAAATGTTATTCAATATTTAAATACAAAAGAAACGGCAACATTAGATAATCCAATAATAGTAAAAAATTCGTATTGTTTAGATAAAAATTTAATACTTACAGGCCCAAATGCTTCAGGTAAAACAACCATCTTAAAATCTAGTTTATTTAATATTATATTATGTCAACAAATTGGATGTGGATTTTTTGATAAAGCACAAGTAAAACTGTATGATTATATACACTGTTATATAAATATTCCAGATACAGGTGGTCGTGATAGTTTATATCAAGCAGAAGCCAGACAATGTAAAAATATATTAGATAACATTGAAAGTAACAAAGAGCAAAATCATTTTTGTGTATTTGATGAACTTTATAGCGGAACAAATCCTGAAGAGGCTTTAAGTTCTTCATTAAGTTATTTAACATATTTAAATAAGTTTAGCAATTTAGATTATATTTTAACGACACATTATACAAAATTATGTAGGAAATTAAAGAAGCAAAACAACTGTTATTGTATGAATGTATTGAAAAAAGACAAAGATTTTGTATATACATATAAAATAAAAAAAGGAGTATCAAAAGTAAAAGGAGCACAAAAAGTGCTTAAAGACTTGGCATTTCCAGAAAATATAATTAACGGAATGAATTAATATTAATTCGTTAAACAATACTTAAAATAATATAATTTAAGTATAATATAAATGTTACAATTATTTAAGTTTATAGATTCTGGATTTTTATTAACATTAGGATTATTGTTATTAATAGGAGGATCAATAATGTTATATTGTTATCGGAGACTTAATTTATTAGAAAGAAGTATAATAGAACATGGTAAAATATTACAAAATTTTATAGTAAATTACAATAATCAAATGGCTCGACTATGTTTAATAAATAAATCAGGAACTAATAATGGAATATCTAGCTATGGCGTATGCAGCTATGAAGAATGCGATGATGATATTTCTAATATCACAAATAATGATAATTTAATAAAAAAAATAAATATAGAAAACAAAATAAATGTTTCAGATGATGAGAAAGACGAAGAAGACGAAGAAGACGAAGAAGACGAAGAAGAAGATGATGACGAAGAAGAAGATGATGACGATGATGATGACGATGACGATGAAAATGACGATGATGATGATGATGATGATGACGATGATGCTGATGACCATCACGATGATGACACTAAAAATACCAAAGTGTTTGATATAAAAGAACCAGTAACACTTAATAAAGAATTTTTTGAAACGATTCAATCAAGCCAAACACATACTAATACTAGTGAAAATAATAATGTAGAACTAGTTGAAGTTAGTAGTACTTCAAATTATTTAAATAATGATGAAGATATATTTATTAAAAATTTACCAATTGTATTAAGTGATTTTAATAAAGATTTAGAAATTAGTTCGAAAGTAATTACTTTAGAAAATAATTTAGAAACAACACAAAAAGTAGAAAAAAAGAATTATAGCAAAATGAGAATAGATGAATTAAGAGCACTTGTTGTTACAAAAAATATACTAGATAATGAGGAGGCATTAAAATTAAAAAAAAATGAGTTAGTTAAATTATTACAAAAATAAATTGTATAGTTAATATATATAAAAATGGAGTCTGGACTAATGATGTTAGTACATTCTATAATAATTGGGTTCGTTTTATATGTACTAATGATATATGGTCTTAAACAGAGACATGTTGTTGCGGAAAATAGAAGTATATTATTGGCAGCGCTAGCTTTAATATATATGATTGTGTTCGGACATGGACTACCTGGAAAAGTAAATAGAGATTTGTTTTAGAGAACTTTATTTAGTATTATTTAGTGTTATTAATTTAGAGATTAATATTATAAAAATTAATATTATTACTATATAATATTAATTTTATGAGTTGGGGAACTTGTTATAATGGTTCAAATAACATTCATTTTAATTATCCACCATTAATGGACGACTCAAGATTATTTAGCGATTATAATTCATCTGTTTTAAATGATAATGTTTTGAAACATAGAAATAATATACGAACAAATAGTGATTATAGAAAATATTTACAAACAAATAGTAATGCGCTAATTAAAAATAATCAATTAATTGCCTGTAATGAATGTAGTGTATGTCCTTATTATAATAGCACAAATTCAAATAATGCTACTAGTAAAACACCATATATTTTTATGTCTACTTTGACACGCGATCAGCCATATGGTTATGAAACCAGCAACTTAAAAAATATATATTTAAGCCAACAACAATTAGACGCGCAAAAACATGTTACAAAGTATATTATTAGTAATTAATAAAAAGTAATTTAAAGAATTGTTGTTATATTTTTAACAATATATTTAATATATTTTTATTATATTTTTATTATATTTTTATTATATTTTTATTATATTTTTATTATATTTTTATTATATTATTATTATATAAAAATATGAATTTTTTCGATAATTTGATGACTCCTCTTAGTCGCGACCATTGTATGTTATTTTACTATCTTGGACTAATCAGTTTGTTTTTTGCCATTGCCGCGCTTATAGGTTTTATTTTGGGTTTATTTAGAAAGAATACTCAATATGCGATGGGCGCATATTTTATGTCGTTCTTAAGTAATATGATTTTATACTATATTTCAAGAATACATTACTCCATATGCGTAGCTGCGTTACGTTAATTAGTGTGTACTAACTTTACAAATAACTATATAATACTTATTTAAACAAGTATTATATAACTATGAAATTATTAAGTATAGATATTGGTATAAAGAATTTAGCATTTATTATAATCGAAACAAATGAAGCTAATGAAGCTAATGATTTTAAAATAATAAAATGGGATGTAATAAATTTATGTAGCAACAATAATAATTGCGCACACCACTTATGTAAAAACAAACCGGCATTTTTTAAAAATAGTACTTATTATTGTAAAATACACGCAAAAAAAACAGCCTATAGCATCCCATTATGTAATATTACAACGTTACATAAACTATCACTTAAAAAGCTTAGTGCACTGGCAGACGAATATAAACTAGTTTTTGATAAGTCTATAAAAAAATCCATGTTAATTGTATTATTAGAAGCTCATTTAAATAGTCATTGCTTAGAAGCAGTTCAAAGCGTCAGTGCAAATACTATGAACTTGGTTCATATTGGAATTAATATTAAGGATCGATTAAATGAACTATTTAAAGACTACAATATATTGACATTAGATAAAATAATCTTAGAAAATCAAATAAGTCCAATCGCTAATCGGATGAAAACAATTCAAGGTATGATAGCGCAATACTTTATAAATTCTAACAATTATAATATACACTTTATTTCCGCAACTAATAAATTGAAATCCTTTTTAAAAGATATAAGCAATTCAAGCGTTAATACTAATAAAATTACTTATGCGCAAAGAAAAAAATTAAGTATTTTTCATACAAAAGAAGTATTAAAAAAATATAATATGTCTAATGAGGTGTCGTTTTTTTCTGAACATTCAAAAAAAGATGACTTAGCTGACTGTTTTTTACAAGCTTATTATTATATTAATATTAAGAATTAAATTATA